TCGTTAATACGAACAGTTCTTGTAAACTTCTCTGACCAACTAGGACTTACATAATCAGCGTGGTAATGTGTTGCACCACTTGTGGTATCATATAAATACCCCTCCATTGTAGCCTCTGCTATATCAACAGCAAAACCCCAGGCAACCATATCATTGACGATCTCTGGTTTACCATCACACCAAAAAGAAAACTGACACTTATCACGGATAGGTACATTTTTATCCCATGAATAATAATATCCCTCTTTAACTACATCACATACTTTGTTTGGAAATCTGTGGTCGTAAACTCTGTGCATAACAACTTGTGCTACTGCAACTTGACCTACCATTGGCTCACCTCTTGCTTCAAAGTATATTGCCATAGCTAAACACATAATAGATTCAATCATTATTTCCCCCTATAATGGTGGGGAGTTTTGCCTCCTATGTACTCCCCAAACATAGTCTAGCACACACGAGGATTGTGTTGAGGCTAGAAACTGTGTGTGACTACTTTGCCCAGTCAGGAACAGTGCCTTCTGAACTAGGTGCAGTAGATGTGCTAACATTATTAGCTGCACTAGTAGTCTGTTGTGGTTGATTAGGGCCAATATACCCATTCTGACCAACAGTAAGAGGTGCGATTAATCTATTCTTATCGGCATATCCATTTGTACCTTTTTCAATGCCAATCTTAATACACAACTGCATACCTCTTAAATCGTCAATACCATTGATCTTTCTCTTCTCTTGTGCTTCAGGAGACATATCATTTGAGTCAATACCTCTTGCACTTTCGATAATCGCTCTCATAAGTTTAAGACCAATATCTTTTGCAACAGGTACATTCTTCTCATTTAATTTATCTCCATCAACAAAAAGTCTGTGCCAAACTTTACGACCATCATAGTCACCACCAATGATGGTAAATTCTAATGGCAGCCATTTAGCTTTGCTATGTTGACTTTTGAGAAAAAAGTTTCCTCTCCCAAACTCAGGGATTTCAGTGTCACCACCTTGCAGTTGCATAACTGCATAAGCGATTGTTTTATCAGGGATTAATTCAAAATCACCTGTTTTTGTATCAGACTCAATTTGATTGAAATCAAGCATTATTACCTCCATTATCGTTTTTAGCTAGATTAAAGTCTAAAGTATTTTTCGGTTCGTTACCACCACCATTAATTTTCTGCAGTAACTTACCTAAATGTGGTTCTTCTAGTAATTCAAGTTTACCAGATCGGTCTTTAGCAGGGTAATTCCATTCATTAAGAGTTTGACATACAAAGGCTCTGTAAGGTGGTGTCTTCTCATCACCTTGCATAACTGCCATTGTAATGACTTCATCTACAATGCCTGGTAGTTCCCTACCTGTCTTTGAACCCTCAATTTGGAGTTCATGTAATGGGCGACCATACTCATCAACACGGCTATCTAAGATGCCAACAAAGACAACATTCTTGTCTCTGATATGTTGAAGATGTGTTAACCACCCCATCATTTCTCTACCTTGCATACCATATGCAGCTCTTGTATCTAATCGACCATTTGATGTCTTGCAATCAGGTTGGTTTTGACACCACTGAAAACACAGACGACCAGCTACAGTAATACTATCAATGAAAATAGTATCGTACTTAGCTAATAGTTCATGTGGATTACCATAGATTTGACAAACTGCTTCATAGTTTGCTTGTGAATATGCTTGGTCTTCATTGACAGTAGGATTAGGGCCACCTAAAAAACAAGCAAAGTTTCTACACTCTTGCCAAGTTTTAGGACGGATAACATCAATAGGCCAGCCACTGATGGCTGCATCTCCAGCCTCTAAATCCATAAACAAAGTTCGTTTACTGTCAAGGGTGCGGGCAAGAGTTGTCTTGCCTACACCACTAGGGCCAACGATAACCATCTTATGACCCCTTTTTTCTTTCAGCCTTTCTTCGGCAGAAATAATATTTAATCCCATTACTCATTCTCCCCAAAAGTAATTTTAACACCTTGCAAACTAACAGTTCTGAACTTTTTAAGTTCTTGTTTTACATCAGGTGTTGCGTTGGTAAACCTTGCATCAGGAACAGTAATAGAAACTTTACTGTAGTGTTTTGCAAGATCAGATGGCAATGTATTTAAATATTCAAGCAACTTCTCTTGATCCCAAGAAGTTCTCTTTCTTAATTCTACTTTTACTTTGACACCATTGTCTTCAAAGTTAGCAGTGCCAAAATCTTTACCCTCATCAAAGAGTTGTTTCTTGGCTTTATCCAAATACATCTGCTCAAGATTTTTATTAAATTCGTCAAGCTGTTGTTTAGCTTCCTCGAATTGTTTGGTCAAATACTCTTTCCTAAGTTTTAAAGATTGAGTATCAGAAACATCAATGAATTTCATTGCACTAGAATTATTAGTCATATTTCACCTCGTAATGTTAAACTAGAAACTCTAATATGGGATTATCCCGTAAATATGTCAACTACTTTTTTTTAGAAATTTTAATATCTATGTCAAATAGTGCTTTTACTAACTTCATTTTTAGCTTGAAATCAGTAGTTTGCACACCTTTTGCATCTTCAACAATTTTTTCTTCTTTGCCATTTTCATGCACCAATGTATATACAAAATCTGCTATGTAATTACATATTTTATAATTGTTAACTACAATTTCATATTTAACTTGACGTTCTAAATCCTTTACAACTCCAGCAAGTGCCATAGATGATAGCTGACCATAACGCTCTGCTTCCCATTTAGAGTCAAACTTATATCCCATAAATTCAGTTTTTTTAGCGTTGTATTTATTATACTTCCCATACTGTCTAGGATAGTGTATACTTTTTTTAATCATTTCTTAGAAAGGGTACACCATATGGCATCAAATGAAAAGTGGAAAAGTGTGAGTGTAGATATTAACACTTACAAGAGATTAAAAAAAATAGCTTTAGATGAAGATCGTAAAGTAGGTCAACAGATCACTAATCTTGTCAAGAAAGAATTTGAGTCAAGATATGGAGGTGATATTAAAGACATGGGTATTGGTTCTGCCAAACAAATTCAATGAAAAAAGAAGTATATATATATGCAACACAAGAAACTGAAAATACTCCTATAATAATTAATATATTAGAACGTAATAAAAAATTTAAACATGACTTTCAAAAACATGAAATAACGTCATATCAAGCTCTTAAATTAGTTACTGAAATATTATTAATGTTGAAAAGTAAGGTTAAAGACTAATGATACCATTTCCAAATAAAAAATATAACCTCATTTATGCTGATCCACCCTGGAGTTATAGAACTTGGAACGCAAAAGGTGGTCACAAATCAGCTTCAGCACATTATAAAACAATGGATATAAAAGAAATTAAAAATCTTCCAGTTCAAACAATTTGTGAAAAGGATTGTGTTCTTTTCATTTGGGTGACGTTTCCAAATTTAGTTGAGGGTATTGAAACTTTAAAAAGTTGGGGATTTACTTATAAAACTTGCGGATTTGTTTGGGTTAAAACAAACAAAAATTTTTCGATTAATCAAACGTCTTTTTTGCCACAAGACTCATTTGATAGTTTTTATGGATTAGGATACTGGACAAGAGCAAATTCAGAGATTTGTTTGATTGGAACAAAAGGAAAAATAAGAAGAAAAAGTAATAAAGTACATCAACTCATCTATGACCCAATAAGAGAACATTCAAGAAAGCCAGATTGCACAAGGACAAAAATTGTAAAATTAATGGGTGATTTACCAAGAATAGAATTATTTGCTAGACAAAAACATGATGGTTGGGATGCTTGGGGAAATCAAGTTTAAACTTCTACCTCTTCCATACGTTTACATAAACGCTCGGCCCGATTTGGCACTTGTTTATGCCACCTCGAGTCACGCATTTGGTAAGCACTTTCCTTCCAATTGCCATCCATGACAGCTTGTATATGCTTACGAAATCTGCTGTAACGAGGCAGGCCGAGATTGAACATCATATTTGCTATTACTTGTTTTACAGTCTCTGGCAATTTATCCCAATCATCATAAACTTTTTTGCAATCCATAATCACACTTTGTATATCTTGTTCAAAAAGTTCTGTTACTCTTTCTTCAGATACCTTTGCACCTAATTCTAAATCAAACTCTGGTTCATCTTCACGACACAGATGACCTATTCCACAGGTCTTTAGCGAAAGATGATCGAGATAGGTCGAATAGCGTACCCCCTCGTCAATGATAAGTTGTTCTCTTAATTTTTCTAAGTCCATTAATTTCTTCCTTGTAATTGTTTTGCTAACTCTTGAGTTTTAGGATTTGGATTAAAGGCAGCAGTCGTTGCTAAATTTTGTTGTGGTTGAGTTATATTTATATCACCTATTGAAGAAGATTGAACTGGTGCAATGACATTAGGTGTAGGTGTAAATGATCTTTGTATCTCTTTATTAGTTTCACCAATTTGCTCGGCTACTGCTTGAGCTGCTAATTGTCTTGTTCCAGCCGTTGTTCTCGCAGTTACATTAGCTATCGTTCCTAAAACATTCATAGTTTTTGCTATTCTTTGATTAGGTGTACCTGTCTTAGCAAAGAAATTTAATGCTGTAGGACTTGCAAATAATCTTGCCATACCTTTCATTCTTACATTTGCTGGTAGTTTAGCAATAGGGTGAGCTGCAAAAGTAGCTGCATATATACTACCCTCTTTACCAACATCTCCTAAAAATGTTAAATCTTTTGCAAATTGCTCTACAACTTTATAGTGATCATCTCCTATTATTTTTTTTAAAACACCTGGTCTATATCTGTTCATAGCATCAAGTAAGGCTCTTGATTTTGCAGGTGATGTAAATATATCATCACCAACAGAACGAAATAAATCAGTTACCACAGCTTCTTTAATTTTGTTTAATTCTGTTTGATTTCCAGAAAAAAATTTTTGTAAACGACCTACTTCAGAGCTAGTTATATTAGTTCTTATCATTTCTCTAGCAGCATCTTCTGCTGTTAAAGTGCCATCATTAAATTTTTTAACGATAGATATTGAATTAGCCTCTTGAAATTCTTTAGAGGCTTTGGCTAAATCTTGTAAGGAATCAGTTATACCTTTGTTAGCATTTGCTTTAACTATATTTCGTAAAGCAGCATCATCAATATTTGTAAGGCTAACTTGACCAATTGTGTCAGCTAATTTTTGTACCTCATTCCATTGCTTACCAAATAAAACTTTTCCTGTTGTTCCTAAATTATTAATATGATTTCTAAATGCTTTACCATTAAACATTTTAGGATTAAATAAATCTAAATTTGTTTTGCCTAATGCATCATTTAAGTATGATTTTGCTAACTGTGATCTCAATTGTTCTTGAGCAGTTTTGTCTACGACTAATCTTCCTTTTTCCATCTTCGTCATAGAATTTAATACAGCATTTAATCTTTTTGGTGAATTTGACTTAATTATTTTATCAAAAAATTTATCAGTATTAAATGTTCCATTAGTTTTATAAGATTGTCTCATGTCTCTTATGACACCAAATTTTTCTAAATCATCAAAAGGAACTTTACCATCTTTATAAAAACCTGCAGCATCATCTCGCAACTTACCAATTTCTTTAAGTTGTTTTTTAATTTGTGGATTATTTTTAATTATATTTTCTAAACCATCTATGCCTTTTGCACTTGCAGCTAAATGATCTGCACCTAACAAATTGTCAAACTCTTCTAATAATCTTTTTAATTGTTTTCTCCCCTCAGAGGATAAATCTGCTGTTCCATAATACAAAGTATCATTAACTATTTTTCTTTGAGCAGATAATTGAGTAAAAGTAGCTTTTCCATCTAATGCTTGTATTTTTTTAACTGCATCTCTCAATGGAGCTTCTAATAAATCAGGACTTTCAGTATTAGCAATTCTTTTCATAATACTTTCGGTTAAAGAATCTAATGTACCTGTATTAATAAACCTTACATCAAGAGCAAAAGTTCCAGAGCCTTTTACCATTCCATCTAAATTCGCTAAAGCCTCATCTAATTTAGTGTATTTAATGTCAGCAATATCTTGAAAGTTTTTAAATGATTTAATCATTGAATCTATTGCAAAATCATCAATATCTAAATCACTTTTAACGCCTTTTTCTAAAACATCAACGCTGTCTTTTACTGCTTTTAATGATGATTGACGAGCTTTTTCTAAATCATCTGATAATTTTTTATATTTTGGCCCTGCAACATTTGCAAACGATTGACCAGCAGCATCTAAATCTGCTAAATTTTTTAAAAGTGCTTCTTTTTCTTGTATTGCTAAATTAGTGTTAGCAACAATTCTTTGATAATCTTTAGTTGCACCTTCAGCAAATTTTTGAGAATAAGCTAATGGAGCAGGAGCACCTAATCTTTCAAGACTTGGTTTGTATCCTCTTTTAACAAGATCAGCTCCTCTCACTGCATCTAATGGATCACCTGATAACCTTTTAGCACCAGCACCTATTAAACTTTTAGCAACTCTAAATGTTCCAAGCGTTACTAAATCAACTGTACCAGCTAAAGCAGCTTCTTTTGCTAAATCTTTTCCTACTTCTGGTAATGTTTGTTTCTGAACACCAAGTAAAGCCTCTATACCCTCTTCGGCTGCTTGACCAGTTGCCGCACCAGCCGCAGCTCCAGCGGCACTTCCAAACACCCCACCAGGTAAACCTAATATACCACCAACAATTGATCCTACTGTTTCAGGAACTACACCTGCTAAATCAGCAAAATCACGAGCAGAAAATCCTTTTTCTTCTAACACCACATTTTTATCAGATGGTTGCATACCAACTTTTTTTTGACCAATTGGCGTTAATGCTAATCTACCTTTTGAATCTTTTGTATATCCCTCTTGACCGACTTTTTTAAGAAGTATGGCCTCTTTCTCTTCCTCTGTTTCTCCAAAAGAAACTAAAGCTCTTAGTCCACCAGTCGCACCAGTTTCATAATCAAAGTCTGCATCAAATTTTTCTGCATCTGTTTGTTGTAATAAATCTTTAAAAGAACTAGATTTTTGAGTAGTTTGTTGACCAAAAAATTGAGATTTGATTTTAGCTACCTCTTCTTCAGTAGGCTCATCACCTGCAATTCTTACTTTAACTACTCCGTCATTAGGTGTCCTAACTTGTATAATTCCCATATCAATTCACAATAACATTATTTAATTTCATAAATATCATCTTCACCTTTAACAAGATCACCACTTTGATTTTGACCTTGTTGAAAATAACTTTTTAATTCTGGATTACCAAAAGTTCCTAAATTAGCTCTGAATTGAGCTATATCTTTTTCACGTTGACCAATAACTGTTTTATATAAACCATCTAATGTTGCTATTAATTCTTCTCTATCAGCTTTTTCAAAATTTATTTCTCCAACAATATCATCAACTCTTCTTCTATCATTATCAGATAATGTTTTACCTGTTTCTCCAAGTATTTCTGCAGCTTTTAAAGCAGACATTTTTTTCAATAATCTTCTTAACTGTGTTATAGGAGGAACTTCAGATGATATTGGAATACCTAAATTTCTTGATAATTGTTGTACTGATTGAACTATTTGTGTTGGTATATTTGTTTCTGTTGCACTTACTAATTTAGCAATTTCAGAAAAATTACTTTTTCCTGTTTCTAACCCTTGTTCTAACCTTGTTAATTGATTTATAGCTTCACCTGGTCTTACAAGAAGTGGTTTATAACCTCCCATTGGGTCACTTGGCACATAATATTTAAATTTAGTATCTAAATCTTCAAACATTGTTGCATCTGCCAACGATTTATTATAATTAGCTTTAGCTTCAGGTGTTTTCATAGCTTCTTCAAGAATACTATTATAGTCAGATGCTTTAACAATTTCAAATTTGTCATTAAATTCTTGGTTTTCATCTAATTTAGCTAATTCAAATTTATTAACTCGAACAAATTCACCATCTCCTTTTAAAATAGAATCAACAGCACCCATAGGGCCACCTTTTTCACCTTTAGGAACAACATAATATTGCTCTCTTTTCATCATTTCTTCTTTTTCTAATTTCGCTGTTGCTTCGTCTTCTGCAACTTTACCTAATGCGTATTCACCAGCTTTAGCTGCGGCAAGTTTAGCTTGTTGTTTAGCTTTTTCAAAGACTGGTAATGCTTTTTCTCCAGCCTCACCAACTGCACTTAACATATTACCTACGTTAAAACCTTTACCAGCTTTATTCTGCATAAGTGCTAAACCTAATGCCATAAGTGCACCTGATTTATCAACTTTACCTGATGCGTCAATACCTGTTGCATCAGAAAATTCTTTTTTGTAATCTTCTAAAGTTTTTCTTTTTGTTGGTTGTCCTTCTCTTGCATCTGCCGCAGATTGTAAAGCAGAAGTAAATAATTCATCTAACTTATCTTGCTCTGATACTGCTGGAGTTTCGTCAGCTTTATCTGTTGTATCATTTTTATTATTTTTTAAATTTTTATTTAATTGTGTTTGAATATCAGAGCCTATTAATCCCTCATCTTCCTCTATTCTTAATTCATCAAAGGGAGTTGGTGTATATTGTTGTAACGCACCAAAAGGACTCATTAACTTTAATTGTTCTTGTTTTTTTTGTTTTTCTATTGCAGATGCACTTGGACTTGCTAAATATTTAGCAGTATCAACAACAATATCACTTGGCGTTGGTGCTTTATTAATTTGACCCATTGCATAATTACCAGTGTTATAAATATCTCTTATTATATCTATAGCTTCACCACCACCACTTGCAATTAAATTTCCTAGACCTTGCAAAAGAGCACCACCCTTTGTTTCTGCACCACTAAATAAATTAGCACCAGCTTGACTTAATCCTCTTCCAGGTCCACTGTATCTTCCTATTTGTACCATAATTTACTGTCCATATGGAGCAACACCCTGTAGAGCCGTATAAGCACCTATACCTGCCAAGAATGGGTTTGTTGCTGGTGTTACTGAAGATTTAAACGTACTTGCTATGTCAGAGCTTGGCATCCCTGACAAAAAGCTAGAACCTAATTGAAGTCTTGTAAATGGTTCCATTATATTTTGCATTTGATTTTGTCTGTAAGCATCAAGCACTTGCTGTTGATATGTTCTGCCCATTGCACCTAAACTTGCAAGAGAGCCTAAATCAGCACGGCCAAGTTCAGATGTCAGTCTTCCCAAATCTCCAGTAGTGCCAGCGAAACGATTAAAAATGTCACCCAGACCTCCAAATTTAGAACCAATATCTCCAAACCTCGTACCTACCTCTCCCAATTGACTACCTAAACGACCAGATAATTCTGTACTTCCAAGAAAGTTTTTCATAGCATTTTGGAAACCACTTGATCGTAAACCACTTGTTGTTCTTGCTTTTTGATCTGCTGCACTTCTAGCTAACTCTGCCTCTAATACAGCACTACGACCACTACGTTGACCTGAACCTACGCCTTGACCCTTACCTTGCAATCCACTTAATAATTGTTGACTCTTTTGACCATAATCTCTGTCAATATCTTTTTCAACTTGTCTAATAACAGCATCTTCGTAAGGATCAAAAAACTTTTGTACACCTGCTGATGGATCAGTTAAAGCACCAATACCCTTTGATATAGCTGTGCCTGCTGCACTCAATGGTGTCATGGCTGTTCCTAATGCTTGTTGTCCAGCTCCTACAGAACCTATTCCTTGACCTATCTGATCAGATGCACTTTGTATAAATGGTGCAAAAGACCCGAACATTTGTGGAGCATATGCAAAAGCCATTTTCTGTAATGGATCTAAACCAGCTAATTTAAAGTCAGGTAAATCTATTGGTTTATCAAGCAAACCTGGCGTTGTTTGAGTTGCACCATCAAACGTACCAAACAAACTTTGCAACATACGTTTTTGTAAACCCTCAAGATAAGGTGGTAGACGTTTTACACTTTCAACTGTCTGAACTGCCATTATGCCATCCTCTCTAAGTTATCCATCATGTCGTATGCTCTTTGTATACCAACTCTTTGATTGCCATTACCTAGACCTTTAACAGCATCTTTTGTCAATACAAATTCACCAGCAGTTAACATAGCTGGTACATCATCTTTTGTACCAGAACCTTCA